GCTACGTTGTCCCCAGTCTTTGCATTTTTTAAAACCAGCTCCCCAAAAAAAGTATCATCTGTCTTTCTTTGTGGAGTTATTTGATTTACCGAGATAGAGCCATGGGTTTTGTATTCTGAGCTCACTATGCTCCTCCTTTTGTGGGTTAAGGTATAAGTTTCTGAGCTGAGTTTGTAAGTTCTTCTACAACAGCATAACCTGCATTTGGAACCATAGTTCCTGTACCATCATCACTTTCCCTGGTTTCTGTTACAAAGCCTCCAAGTCTATAGACATCTGTGATGCCCTCTACCGCTTGGACTGCCCATGCATCCATAAGGATCTTAGAAGAATCAAGAGATGTCTTCTCTTTAAATGACGTTCCTTGTATCTTGTACAATTCTGCTTGACCAACCTGTGCTTGTTTCTGAGATGCTTTAAGCTCTCTCTCTATTTTACCATTTGCTTTGAGCTCTGCTGTTTGCTGACAAACCAAAGAAGTTTCTGCTTTCTCTTTTTTGGTTCCCTCTTTTCCTTGAGCCACTTGTTGATCTACGAGTTTACTTTCTGACTTTGTCTTGTTTATTGATGCCTTGGTAGCCACTACTTTCTGTCCTGAAAGCTCACGTTCCAACTTACCATTTAACTTGAGTTCTGCTATCTGCTGTGTTGTCATCTTCCCATCTATTTTTATCTTAAGGGTTGTTTCCTTCTTCTCTGTAGTTTGATAAGCAAGAAGTTTACCTTCTGCTTTTATTTTAGAGATTCCCTGTCTTGTTGCTTCTGTCTGTTGTTGTTTAAGTGATCTTTCTATCTTACCATTCAGCTTCAGTTCTGCGATTTGCTGTGTAATCATATTTCTGTCTGTCTTGGTTTTGACGTTATTCTCTTTCATTCCTGCTACTTGAATACAAACAAGTTTTACTTCTTCTTTTATTTTTGCAGTACCTTCTTTTGATTCAAGAATCTTTTGCTTAGTCATGGCTCTCTCATTTACTCCATTGGCTTTCAGCTCAGCCATTTGTTGAGAGACCATAGTTCTGTCTACCTTGGTCTTAATGGTCGCTTCTTTAAGCTGTGCTTCTTGCTGTGCAACCATCTTAGTCTCTGCTTTTGTTTTTATGGTAGCTTCTTTGAGTTGTGCATTTTGTTGACAAGTCATAGCAGCATCTGCTTTGATTTTATACGTTTGCTGTCTTACCTCTTCAACTTGCTGAAGTGTCAAAGTTCCTTGAGCTACGAGTTGACCTATGCTTGCTTTTTTTGCTAAAGTATCATAGTATGCAGCGGTGTACTGCTGAGTAAACAATTCTTTTGCTATCTGTGCTTGCATGATGGCAACTTCTACTTGAGCTACTCCAAGAACAAACTTATTTGCTTCTGTCATCATGAGTTGCATCTGTGCTACATATGTAGCTGCGTAGTCAGCACCCTTGATTCTTCCTTTTTCCCATTGTGTATTGAGTTGGTTCATACCTGCTCTCATATAAACATCGAAAACACCTGTCCCATCTACTGATTCAGTGGTAACATCTTCAACTATAGGGGTATCAGTAGAGAAGTCTATAGTAGGGACAATAGGTGCAGTTATCCCACTGTCGTCATATTCAGCGAGTGGTACCTCAGCAGGACATGATGATTGAGTTACGTCTTCAGGGAGAACTTGTTGTTCAACTCCTGTTGGGGCTATTGCTAATGCTTCTGTATCTGTTTGCACAGCAGAGTCAGAAGAACAGTCAGTAAGAAAACTATCTCCTGTTTCTACTGAAACAGCAATAGTAGCAGTAGATACTGCTCCTGGATCCTCAGTATTTTCTGCTGTAGAATAGTTTACATCTTGTGAAACTGCTTGACTATCTGTTATGTCACCTGTTGGATCAGGTGCAACGGCTTGAGTCTCTCCTGTGGGACAAACGCCCTCCACTTCTGGTAATTCCAGATTACAATCTATTTCGCAATTTGTTTCAGCCATCTTGTTTCCTTATAATGAAATTACAGAACCACCTTTTCTGTGGTGGTTCTAAATGCCATCAGTTAGTCTATAGCATTTCTATCTGTTTGACTTCTTCCGAGCTCTGTAAGCTCATCAGGAGTAAGTGGTTCTAGGTACTCAAAAGAGAAAGCTTTAATTTGCTTAGCTTCTTTAAGCGTCTTACCGTCTTTACCTTTTTTGTTCACAAAGACTGTACACATTCTATCTCTCATTACATTATGAATGATTCTTGGAAGGTGGTATCCACCTTCTGTGTTTACAAAGTCAACGTACTTCTTAACTTCACCGATGACATCATTTCCTGCAGAGATAATCTCTCCATCCCAACCTTGCTTCGCAGGATCTTTCACTGTTATGACAACACGCACAAGAGCTAGTGCTTCTTTACGAGCTTTCAGCTTTGCTTGTCCTAGAGATGCTCTTTGTTCTCCGGCAGTGTCATCTTTCATGGCAATGTTAACTTCCATGTTTGCTTGCATCTTGGCTTTTTCCATCTGGAGTTTAGCATCAAATTCAGCCTGCATCTCTGCTTTTATTTCTTCCATGGTCTTTGGCTTCTCTTCTACTTCAACAGAACCACCCTCAGCTACGAAAGCTTCTTCTTCCATCTTCTCTTCTTTGGCTTTTGTGACTGCATCTCTGATGGTATCAGTCTTGGCATTTTTTGCAAATTCTAAGTTTAATTCTTTAGCTTCCGCTAGTAATTTTTCTCTCTCTGTCATTGTATGTCCTTTTGTTTGGTTGTTTTGAAAGCCTTGTATAGCTTAGTCGAACCAACAACGAATGTTGGTTCTGTAAACTATACTACTGTTGCCGTATAGAGTTGACCTTCACGACACCATCCGTAACGAGTTCCCTCATTAACGCCATCGCCAGTTGTACCATCTCCAGTAGCATCGAAGCCACCTGCAGAAGTACCACCACCAACAGCAGTCGAACTATCAGTTGTTACGTCAGCATGTTTAGGGTTGTTCTCGCGAACTACTCCTTCTAATTGGTCGATGAGTACCTTAAGAGCTGCTCCATCAATGTCTCCAGTTTCAGTGATAACCTGATCTTCTATTGCAGTTCCAAAGGGTGAAACCTTGAAACAGAATGGTTGACCTCTATCACCCCATACTACTCTATCCCACTCAAGGATGTTCCCCTTGATGTTACTTACTACTTTAATTTGTGCCATCTTATCTCCTTATGTTGCCGGTGTTAACAGCATATCTGTATCAGATGCTCTCTCAAGAGTATCTGTAATCGTTTGCTCAGGAATTGCTACTTTAAGCTTCCAGTTCTTACCTGTATCAAGGTCTCTAATCACCATACCATGTCGAACATACATGTTCAGTTGGGTCTGTGCATTAAGAACCTTGATTACGGTTGTATTTGTTTTAGCCTGATTTGTTATAGGCCCATCGTGATCTGTATATATTGGCATATATATTCTCCTTTATAACCCCCTATTCTCATAGGGGACTGAGCTTATAGTTCAGCTACGGTTTTGTATAAGGCGATACGTTCAGGGCGTTGTGCCATAAACCCGTAAAACCACTTGATTGAATAAAATCCTGTTTCAGCATATGGATCTAGTGAATTCACATTCTCGCTAGGAGCTTTGTGGTGAATCTTCCACTTGATTTTCTTACCATTTGTTTGGAAACCGATAGTAGTAAACGACTCAGAACCAACAGACAACATTGGGTAAATGTTATAGTTACCACCTGTTTCTCTATATCCTGCATTTGCAGCAGTTGCTGTTTTACCTGCACCTGCCCAGTGGAACATTTCAGGAACAAGAATGAATCTAAACTGGTCAATAGCTCCAGTTTCACCTTTAGCGAGAGTACCTGCTGATGCATAGTGTCTTGCTTCTACGAATGCTCTTTCTCCATGGAGATCTTTCATACGCTTCAATGTAGGCAACATTTCAGAACCAATGTACATGTATCTTGCATTGTCGATAGTTTTAGTATCAATCAATCTTGAACCAGTAATGATCTTAGTTGACTTTGGAGATTTGTTCTCATCAAGAGTAATCCCAAGCTTCATCAATCCTTCATATGTGGGGATAGAGATGGTATCAGTAGACTCACCAGTAATCTCAGAGTTCTGTGTTGCATCTCCACCAAATCTGATTACACCTGCAGAGTTAAGAAGGTCAATCTGAAGTTGTGCTTCATTGATTTCATTTGCTCCTCTTGTAGACTCACGTCTAATGTGCATCTGAAGTTGGCTGTCTGTATCGAAGTCGATTGATTCTTGGTTATATTCGTCAAAAACCTTATGTTCAGGCTGGTTCGTTATACCAACCCCGTTTACTGACATAATGCCAGCAACTGCTATAACTTTCATTATAGAGCAGACCATATCTTTACCCTCTTCTTTTAAAGAGGGCATTTGCAGTTTCCACTTCACTTGAAGTGTACTCCGATTCCTCGGATGGTCGTTGAACTTCAAGACATATGTTTAATTTTTCAGCGTCACTAAATTCAGTATATGTGTTTATAAACTCATTTACTGCTTGTGCCGCTAATCTTTCCGCCTCATTGTGACCATATTTGTCGATGTTGAAGGATTTAGTCTTAGTGAATCTTTCTCCATCTTTAATACGGCAAATAACAGCTTTAAAGCTATTGTTCTTTCCAATGTATATAACGTTTCTATACTTAGACTTAGCACCTGGCATATTTCTACCTAAATTTGGTTTACTTGGTTTAGATAAACCAGTTTTCCAAGCGTGTCTTATATTGTCTTTAGCAGATGACCATTCAAGGTTATCAACGTTATTGTTCAGTTTATTACCATCAATGTGGTTCACCTGTGGCAGTTTGTGTTGGTTCTGTATAAATGCTTTAGCTACTAGACGATGTATGAAAACATATTTCACGCTTCTCTTACCATTTGTTTGGTTCGATAACACTACTTCCTCATATCCGTATCGTGTAATCTTTGGCGTAAGAAACTTGTTTCTTTTGTGCCCATACACTTTACCGTCTCTTGTCACTGAATACATTTCTTCATAACCTTTTATTTTTAAACTTTCTGTCTCTAGCTGCTGATTGCCCATTATATATCTCCCTGCTTGTTCATCTTTAAATTAGTATACTCGTTAGTATACCCTAACTCAAATATAAAAGGAGCTTTAGGGGTTTCCAGCAATTAAACAAATTATCACTTCATCATTGCTGATAAAGGGAGCTTTTTGATTCTGCGTTTTAAGCAGCTTCAGTTAACCCGAACTTAGCCATAGTACCTTCTACTTCAACTCTCTTAAATCCAACTCTGTTCACTCTACCACCGTGCTCAGTAAGCGTAGGAATCTTACCTGAAATAGTACCAATATCCTTAGAAGAACCATATAGATTACCGTTAGCAATTGTTGCACCAGTTGCATCAATACCCTGGTCATTAATGTTTCTGTCGTCCAATAGAGGAAGATATAGATACTGCTTTAGTTTCTTTCCCATGTTTTTGGGCATATTTTTTGTATCTGCTAATTGACCAAAGAACTGAGTCTTAGCAATTTCGATAAGTGCTTTCTTATCGTAATAATACGTGTTAATCTGTGGTCCGATAGAACTGTCTGTTCCATCTCCATAGATTCTCTCTGAATCGTTTGTCTCTGTGTTAAATGCAGCAGAAGACGACATTGCTGTCAATGCTGCTAAATGAGAAATCTTAATTGTTGACATAGTTTTTCCTTGTTATTGTAAGTCCGAACCAAACTTCTTCTCGAAGTCATCGTCTGACATTGTCATAATCGCCATAGGGTCATATTCACGTTTTGCACCCTTCTTTGGAGAGGATCTGGAACCTGACATTCCAACTTTCCTTCTCCTATTTCCAGGTGCTCTCTTCCTTGCGGGTTCTGGTTCTGGTATGACAGGAGCAGCTTGTTGTTGCTGTTGTTGCTCCTGTTCTGCCATCATCCTAACCGCACCTATATAAGCGTCTATATCACTTGTGTCATTGGGAATTTGTCGTGTATCTCTTTGATACTGCACCATATCCATAACTCTAGGGTAAAGACCAGACTCTATATCCGCATTTAATGCAGTTATATAGCTTGGATTTTCACTTATAGCTTTCTTGCTCGCGGTATCAAAAGTGTTAGACATAATGTCTAGTGTTTCTTGATATGCCGGAGATTTCTTTATAGTTTCTAGTGCCTGTTCTATTTCAACTTCGGCTTGACTTACAATGTGGTTCTGAGGAACATAGTTCTCTTGACCCTCTCTCTCTTCTGCAACATCAAGCAAGTCAACTTTAGACTGAGCCAACAGTTTTCTAATGGCATCAGGGTTTCCTTGCTTGACCTCCAGAAGAAGGTTGAGCTGGTCAACGTCTTCTAGTAGCCCCTCTTTCTCAAGAGTCTTCAACGTCTGCATATGTGGACGCATATGCTGCATCTTCTTGTTATAGTCAGCACCCATCTCAATAAGGCTTCTAGCATGAGCACCATCTCTTAACTGAAAGTCTCTACCATTTGCTTTGATCGGGGTTCCGAACAGTTGATTGTATGTACTTTTATACATCTCTGGATCCAAGTTTGGATCAATGAGTGGATCAGGTTGTCCATCTTCTGTTTCATCTCCCGCTTCTGCTTGCTCAGAACCACCTTCAGTTGCATCGTCAGGTGTCTCTTCTTCATTGGCTTCTACGTTAGAATCATCTTCTTCACTTTCATTGCCTATATCATCATTGTCATCATGACTGGAGTTATCTTCTCCTGAGAAGTCTTCTTCCGAAAGCTTCTCAAAATCTTCATCACTCATCTCAAGGACATCATTGCCATCTTCGTCATCTTCTATAAACTCTTCTTCTTTTATGTCTTCAGAACTAGCACTTGAATTAACCAGTAAAGACATTAGGTCTGCAATACCTACTTCAATCTTTGCCATGTTATTCTCCTTCTTCTAATTCAGCTTCCATCTCATCAAGTTGTGCTCTTGAAGCGAGGATTTGTCTTTCCATTTGATTTCCAAATGCTTTAACACCCATAATATATTGTCTTAAAGACGAGATTGCTCTCATGTCATTGACCAGTGCTTCTTGCTTTTCTTTACCTTGCCACTCTTGGTCAGCAAGCAGACTTACTAGTCTTGCAGATTCTTGTTCCATATATCCCACAGTGAACAGTCTTGTAAATGCCGGTAATGCGATGAGTGCGTTCATATCATTCTTCTTATCAACAGCACCTTGTGCCTGCTCAATGGAAATTTCTATTTCTCTCTCTGCATTATCTAATGTTTGGTTTTGCATCTTTTTTCCTTTATATTTGGTTGTTTGGTTTGCTCTGAATTATACCACAATCAAAGCTTAAAGCTAGATTTGTGTGGCATCAGCAAGGTTTTCAAAGGGTGAGTCCATACCTCTAAGACTTTCCCCGCCTATCGCAGACTTTGGAATTTGTGAACCATTTGAGGGGCTAACATCTGTTTTCTTTGACGTTCCATGACTCAGGTTGGGGTTAAGCAGAGTATCTGCTCCCTTTCGCTCTAAGTCATTTGTTAACTTCTGGTCTTCTTTTTCCATCTCTTGGCCATGTTTAATTCCATTTTTCTCCTGAAGGAATTGCAAGTCAGTGACATCAGAACCACTCTCAAGTGCTCTTGACTTAGACTTTTCAGTTTCTGTCTTAGCTTTAGTAAGTTCAGCATCAGCATATTTGTTTGCTGTATCCGCTTGGTTCTCAGTACCTTGAGCCTGTTCATTCACTACTTGTGCTTCTAACAATGCTATTTGCAACTGCTTAATCTTTTGTTCATCCGGATCTGGTTCTGGTTTGTAATCTTCTATACGTTTAGCCAGTTCAGGCATTTTCTTGAGTCTTGCTATTTTTCCTAAAATTACAGCTTGTAGTCCTGGGTCCATATTTGGTCCGATGGTCTGAAGCATGAACCCAAGATCTTGAGCCTGTTCCATATCCACCTCTGGAGTAGAGACAGATAGCCTTAAATCATACTTGCCATCAAATGTCTCTCTTGAAACGGTAATCTCTTCCTCATCTGTGATTCTGATGATTTCTCCATCTTCAAGGTTTACAGCATTCATCGCTAAGATCTTTCTACCAATCTCTACGAGCCCAGTAGAAAGTCTTCTCAGTATAGCCATCTCTCTTTTATTCGTTGCATCGGAGGCAGTCTTAATGGCAGTGGCTGTGGTTCCCATAGCATTTCCACCTTGAGAAGCGGAGAATGCTCTAATGGAAGTAAGTGCTTCAGCTCCTTGTTCCTGAAACTGAATCATTTGCATGGCGGACTGTGGAATCTCAGGGTAAGCACTCATGAAAAAGGCTTTAGAGGGATCTACATCAGGGTTAAAGATATAATCTTTTCCTTGCTCAAATCTAATCTTTTGTGCAGGATCCAGTGCCGAAGCAGAGATCCCTTGTTGTGCATTCGCTGATTTACCCATTAGGTCGATCATACCACGAGTTACTGCACCAATGATGTCTTGATGCTCCTCTATAAGAATTGCATCTGGTTCTCCTCCATATACATTATTTCTTTTAGGAAGGTAGACTACTTTTGTAAATGGTGGCTTCTGATCCGGAAAAGGATTCTCTTCCAGTCTAATCATTACGTCACCAACATATGTCGCAACAATTGCAACAAGAGAACCATCCCCATGAATATCCCAATTTCCCCAATATTCAATAGCATCTATTTTCATTCGAGCTTCGTCATCATAATTAAATGACTCCTTCTCATAGTTAGATTCAGAAAGAGTTTCTTCACTATCATAAACAATAGCATCTACATTGCTGTATTTAGAGTCTTCATTTAGTTCTGCTTTTGATGTTTGGAATTGATAGGCTATCATTCCTGCTTTTTCAAGATCGCCTCCACAGGTAGGGTCAA